CCTTCATCCTTGCGTTCGACCCTACCGCCCCCTTTCGGAGGCAACATTCTCAGGTAACCCAATCACTTGTTCTCATGGTTACCCACTTGTGTTCTGCTAAAGGCGTCCAATCCACTGGTATCTTCCCGAACTCACCAGGTACGTACCCCACGCTCACCCAGTTGTCAAACATCTGTTCTAAGCTTTGTTGTTCTCTTATGCTTACACCACTTCTTAGTGCAAAGAATGGCCTCAGAATGTCGCAACATGGTCGAGTAACGCCTCGTCTCCAGTATTGCCAAAAGTCTTCTGCGTCTTCATATTGGGCAAACCAGGACAAGTTCCGAGCGTTGAACCGTAACGCCTTTCGCAACCTTTTCGCGGTGACCTCGGGGCGCAAAATTGTTATTAGAGCATAACATAACACACCCACCACGGGAGTGTTACGGTCGGTCGAATAATAACTAAGCGCCTTTGCTAGCATCAAGGCTTTGGGGTCACCGTCAGACACCGTAGTGTGAAACTTTGCCAAAGCCCTCAGCGGGTCACAATATGACATCATCCCGCTGGCGGTGTCTGCCATGAACCTGCCACAGAAACTAGTCTGTGAGAGGTCGTGGTACACGTCGATTTTCGCTTGCAAGCCCAGACACCACAGGCTTTCAAGCGCGGCACGGGCCTCGTCCACCCTGCCTTCCACCAATCCTATCACGCCATCGTCACCCTCATGAAAACTCACCCAATCTTGTTCAGGGATGTATCTCAGGCACCACCAAATGGCGAACCTGTTCAGTAACCCATTCCCTATGCTCGTGTGTGCATCTCCAGAACACCTCGTTCCGGAGATCCGGTAGCTGGTGCCAAACTCACTCACTCCTTTCGTTCTTAAGGCCATTTTCATGAAGATGTGGAACAATGCGTGTTGGTCTTCACTAAACGGGCGTAACAACAATTCGTGTTCAACATTCTCAAGCAGTTCTTTACTTAACGTCATGTCAAACCGGGCAAAATCGATTTCAATGAAGTGAGAAAACCGAGAGAGACTCCCCATCCACTTGTCTCTCGCCCTGATGTTACGCCCCTTTACCAAAAACGGTGCATTCAATGCCTCATGTTCTACTGCTGCGATGTAGGGTCCGACGCAAGCAAGGAACACATCAGATCTTGGTGATATGTTCCTGCAATCGACTCCCTTTGTTGTGGTCTCTATCTTCAGGAAATTCTTCACTATTGATTCCCTAGTACCTAACATTCCCAATTGCAGCAATCGATCATGAGCCTCACTCAGCTGTTCGCGCCTCTTCAGTGGGTACCGCTTAACCCACTCGTTGAAAGGGACGGGCGCGACCACGTCCCCTAACCACGCCATCTCCTCGGTGCGGACGAACTCCCTGGCCCCGGCCTTGAGCGGGTTGTCTTTCCTCCTGCAAGGCATCGTTACAGTAACCTTCGATAGTTCTCCGTGTAATCCGGCCACGGGTGGTTGCAACTCTGTGGAGTAAGGCTCGACCTGCATGTTGATCAAAGGGTGCCGCACGATTGTAGAATTCGACCTGGCGACGGTTGTGTAGTAACACTCGACACCGTTGTCTATCGTTCTCCGCAACCTCCAAATACAGCCTGTCTCTCTCGGGTATACTCCAGGCAACAAGATCCCATTCCGGTACAATATCACCGTCTTCCACCCCCTCTTCTGGTTGTACCGGATCTGCCGCTCGTATCTGTCCATCACCGGCTGCAGGTCCACCATCGTCTCGAACGGCCTCGGCGGGGGCAACGCGCGGTCCATTGGGATTACGCGGTATCCTAGGCAGGGCAGGACGTCTAAATGGTTGTCGTACGACAGCGGGTGCCCCTCTTCCTCTACCGCGACCACGATAATTGCCACCTCGTCCGAAGGCGCCAGCAGGGGGCTGGTTTTGGGCACCAAATTCAGGACGCGCGTTTCTAGCCCCGTTATCATGTTCTGCAGGCTCTTGGCGGGGGCGGTGACCAGGTCCGATGTTAGCGCGGGCATCAGCGCGCGGACCTTCGTGGCGAAAGGGCCGGTTTACGCGGGGCAAGCGCCCGAGTCGTACCCGGATGGCGTCGACTTCGCAATTGTACGCTGGGATTTCTCGTGCAACCCACATGTGGGGTAGGGCGTAGTGTGTGGACAAATTTTTGTATAGACATTCATGTAGATATTCTGCAACATTGAACTTGTTAAGTCTATCCAATACCCACCGGATGACACGATAGTAAATAACGCCGAACGTACTGATATGTATGGGGTCTCCAATAGGCAGGCTGCAGTTTTGTACCAAGCCCAGAGCCAGTTCGTCAGCCCTTTTAGCCACCCATCTTGCGATTGCCTCCCCTCGCCGAAAGCGTATGCGCTGGGCGTGTAATTTGGCCGTCGTGTATGAGATGAGGTGGGACAAATATTTCTCGTCACGATTTGCGGTAGCCAACTGCAGAGCGACTCCTTCAAGTACTGCCAAAGGTAAGCAGTCAGCGTCTCCTGTTGGTCCGAGCCTGTCTGACGTTTCAGTGAAGATGATGTTCTCCCCGTCCACGTAATACATCCCACCTTTTCCATATACATCTCCCCTTTCGGACAACCGTGCGCCAGCTCGCTGATCAGCAAACGCAAGCTGACAACTATCGTCGGATCGGTAGATTCCTCGGCAAGGGTATCCAAGGAGCACAGTAGTACTTCCAATTGTTCCAAGCTTGCGGTACGTGAACGCGCCTGTTCTAGATACAACAACGCCCTCTGACTTCCATAGATGGTACCGGTGGGGTCCATAAGGACTACCAGCTTCTGGCTGCATGGTAACTTGCCCGCCGGTGATGGTCGCTCGCGCCTCGCATCGCTGTTCATCTTCATCCTCATATACTCCGAGTTCGGTGGTGGAGTCGAAGTCGTGGTTGATGATGAATGTTGGCCCCGTGACGATGCTGCACAGTTCTTCATTCGTGCAGTAATAATCGGTGTGCGATAACATAGCGACAGGGATAAGCTCGCGAAGAGGACAATCACCACCACTTTTCCGGCAATTACTGAAAACTGCGTCACGGTCTTTGTCTTCGCGCATGTTGTCAAGCGCTTGTAGAGTAGGACCACAAACATGTTTTCTGTCTCCAAGAGCCCTGTGTCTTGTCCGCGAACCGCCAACATCTCGGATTCTCTCTTGGACTCCCAAATAAACATTGACCACGAACTCCTCAGCGACACGCCTTTCCCATGCCAAAATATTATGGTGGCCATGCTGATGGACAGGACGGTCAAGAGTGCCGACGTACTGACGGAACATATCAGCAATCTCATTCCAACGGCCAAATTGAGTTCCAGAGCGCACCCTGACAACATAGCGTCCCCACGTTCGCGCAACACTATAGGTATACCCCATGACAGTATATCCAGCAACTGCCCAAACAGCACTAACATACTCAGCATGCACCATAATGCATACTCCCACGGATATAAGTACAATCCACCTTCCTTCATAATAAGATAGCATTAATATAGAAAGT